CAGCCGGACCTACTGCGAACACCATCGGTTTCATACCGTATAAAACCCGATTATAATCCCTCTGGTGATCATTTTTCGGAACCGTACTCGGAATATTTATTTCCATTTCGTAAGCTTCCTCGTATATTTCAGTTTCAAATGAACATGGTGAAAATTTATCGCGCTTACCCTTCTTTCCCATATTATTTAGTTAGAAAATCTTAAATTAAAATCTAATTACAATTAAATGCTTGCATTATTATGTAAACCCGTTATTGTAATTGAACCTAATAAAATGAAACCTATCATGACTCCACAGGATTGTAGAATTGTACAAATAAAAGAAATAAAAGATAACGCATTTGTAGCAGATTTTCTAGAACCACTCGATTGGATTGAAGCTCCACCAATTGTCATAGAAGACGAATTAGAGTGATATTGTTTTTTAGTTTCATAAAAATAACTTCGTCACATTCTCCCCCTTTGATTACCATCTGAACCTCTCCACAAGTTGTACCATGTGTCTTGTACCTATCACACGCTGTAGCTGTACGTTCGGTGATATCCATATTTTGACTATACCCAATGAAAGTCTTATCGAGTTCACCATGTTCGTCATGGGTTTCAACCGTCGCTTTCACGGAGTACGCACCATAGTCCCATGATTCAATGGTATCGGGGGGTGGGGGTGGTTCTGCTAAGAAGGATGCCCTATTTCTCTTAAATCGTCTATTTAACGCACCAGCAGGTGCCATTAAAAGAGATGCTAACGTGTGCATTGTCATGAATGAGTCTAAATTTTTTAAGTGTACTTAAGTCGAAAAACATTTTAATTAAAAATAAGATGAACATTTTCTTTCTTTCGTTGATTCCGGAAGAGATTGCAGAACTTTCCTGTGATCAACATGTGGTCAAAATTCAGTTAGAAATTGCGCAGATGCTATACACTGCGTGGTATTACGCGGGTCGGGAACAACATGTCCGAGACTATGCACCATATACAAAAAGTGGTTCACAACGTGGGTACAAACCCGCGCACAAGAAGCATCCGATGACGATGTGGATTTCTTCGAGTCTTCGTAATTACATGTTCGCGTGTGAAATCGGGTTAGCCCTATCAAAAGAATACACGAAACGCTATGGCAAAATTCATACATGCGAAGGACATTTATTATGGCTCAAGAATAACGTACCACCCCATTTCGATGAACATAAAAGTGATACAGCGTATTACTCTATCCAGGGAATCCCCGAATGTATGCCAGTGGCGTACCAGTGTCCAAACGTAGTTGAAGCGTATCGTAAATATTACATCAACGATAAGGCTTCGTTTGCACGGTACAAAACGACCAAACCTACTTTTATGCAGGTGTAGAATGAAATAATTTGTAATGTAATATAAATGAGTAACTTACAGAAGAAGATACCTTTTATGGCGGGGGTGTTTGGACACCTTATTTTTCAAACTTTTGTTGCATACAGGGCCGCCGAAGCGACCTCCGGGAACGCCTACATGAAAGATATTGCTCGTTCCAATGCGTTATTGATAGGAATAGTAGGTCTCGCGTTGGTACTATTGTTGAGTCTCGTGCGTTTACCCATTCCCATTAAGGTGGCCATATTTTCCCTTCTGGCATACATCTCTGGTATGGCGCTTCACAATGTACCTAATTTACAAGAAGCTTTACTCGAGGTCGTTGGTATATTTATCAGTATGTTAGTCGCCGGGATCTTCACGGTTCAGATGGGATACAAACTTGATATTCTCGGTCAGATATTATTCTTCTCACTCTTAACCATTTTGATCGCTCGCGTTATCAATATTTACGTGAGACGCACACGGGTCGAGGAACGGAATTCACTCATTCCCAGTAGAATTGTTACGATACTGTTTGCACTGTTTGTGGTGTATGATACGAATAAGATATTGCAGAGGAATTATTCCGGCAATTTCGTAAACGCATCGTTGGATTACTTTTTAGATATATTTAATCTTATTCGTTCGGTTGGTGGAAACGAATAATCAGACTTGCCGGGAATCGAACCCGGAATGCTGGATTAGAAGTCCAGTGTGATATCCGTTTCACTACAAGCCCTGCCCTCGACGAGACTCGAACTCGCGACCTTCGGCTTACAAAGCCGACGCTCTACCAACTAAGCTACAAGGGCGAATGGTGATTTTTGTACTACCGTGTTATATTTAGTTTGTGATACTAGCAATAATCGCTGGATATAACGCGTTATCCTTTACCTGCTCAACGAGTCGCTTACGATTTTCGATATGCAGCTTCTCAACATCTGCCTTGTTTTGACCGACATAAGGCACTGCGTATCCCTTATCGCATAGCCATTTATTGACATTGGTCCATACACCGTCCTCAGAAACCCAGACTTCGGCGAGTACACGCCCAAACTTACCCCTAGAATCCGCCTCCGGGCAGCGAAGCTCAATTTCAATGTCATCCTTCTCAGACTCGACTGCCTTTAGACACCATTCCTTGAGCTTCTTCTTGGAGATAAGACCAAAGACCTTTTCCACACTATCGCGAGTACGAGACTCGGGTGTATCGATCCCTAGAAGACGGACACGCTGCTTCGTGCATACATCAAATCCGAGATCAATGCAAACGTCAATGGTATCTCCGTCAACGACCTTTTCCAGGGAAGAAACCTTGTATCGAAAGTTGCATTCGGGAGAATTGTACGCCATTATATTCGATACATGTCTCTAGTCTTTAAACCCGGGTTAAAAAAATAGTGCTCGAGTATAGTATGTATATTCGAGCATATTCCTCAAACGATTCTTATAAATATAGATTAGACAAAACCAGGAAGAATGTACTAAATGAAATATACCGACAACAATCGGCTCGCATCCCGTCAAATAAACCGGTATCCGATAATTTGCGTCTTCGTCTACGATTCAGAGAAGCTGTAGAAGAAGCACAAGAAATATGCTCACATGATAAAAATTCAAAAGAATGTCATTTCGCATGGTATGAAGTCGATGAATTAGAAGATTCTATCGACCGCTGGAATTGTCGACACGACTCACAGTAATCGTAGCGGGTTCTTCGTCGTACATGTAATACTTTATAGAAATACCAAATACACGTTTCATATGTGTATTCAATTCTCCGTTAATAGCCCCTTTCCAGTCTCTTAACGTAGTATTAAAATATTCCTGACCATCTTCCCCAAACACCCTAGAAGTGAAAAATGGCTGAGAACGAACCCATTCCATATGTCTATTCACAGTGGCGGGAATGGGTCTCTGTCCTCTATCCACGGACTCCAAAATATCGATAACGTAATATCCGTGTCTATCTGCGATGATGTTAGCTTGCATTCCCGGATACCCCTTAATATACGCTTCAAAATCTGCTCCACTTGGAAGTGTGACGTACACGTTTCGAGTATTCAAGGGTAAAGGTGTATTACCCGTAGCAGTCGATATACCCGGGTGTGTGTGGTATGAAATGTAAGAATTCCTAAAAATTCCTACGATATGCCCGTTCACTTGCATTCTTTGTTGCGAGGTGAAACGTGTAGGAACGTTAAATTTAATCGTATTACCGTCAGACACAAAATCTATTTTACCACCGTATTCCCACCTTTTAAGGGTGGACATATTGTTTATCGAACGTAACTCTTTTATTACACGTTTGGGGAGTTGTATAGATGCTCTCGTGTTGGAAACCCTGACAACCTTTGCTACCATTTCTAGATCTTTTCGTTTTGCACTGTTAGCGACGGGTATGTAGTTCGCTGGAAGACGCTTTCGCTTACCTAACATACCCGAACCAACTGTATCTATGTTCATGACATTTCTCCTAAACAGGTAATTTTCGACGTTTCTGTTTCCCTGATTTATGTTCATAGACGTACCCGATCTAGATGTGGGCATCTTATTGTAAAGAGATAAAATTATCTCGTCTTGGTAATTTTGAGTGTGGATCTATTCTTAACCGCCTTGGGATCCAATCTGTTTACGCTGCTTCGTTTAGGATTGAACATCTTCTTATGTGCGTGCCAGTATTCGGGAGCTCCAACCTTAAAGTTCTTATGCATCTTCGCTTTGTACCAAAAAACACAATCCTCGATGCGATTAGACTTACTGGTGTTATCCAAAACAATACATTCATAATTCTCGGTGCAAGCATCCATGACTTTGTTAAACATATCAAAGGTCGGGAAAATACCAAAAAAGGATTTGTATAATTTTTCTCGATTCTGGATGATGTTCTCCCTGAGAATAAACACGTAATCCACGTTAGCACGAAGTGCTGGTGGTAAATCCATACAGTACTGCATCGTCAACATGAAAAATATTTTCCAGTGACGGCCATTCATAAAACACTGCCGAATACACGTGTCGCGCATGAACTTATTGTCGTACATACAATCATCCAATAAGAGGAATGCACCACAGTTTTGTTTTCCAGCACCCACGAGCTTTCTTTGTCGGTCCATGACTCGCTCTATAGCCTCCCTGTCGTAATCTCCGTATATAAACAGGTCAGGTATATACTGTTGATAATAATGATTACCTTCTTCAGTAGCCGATAAAACAATACCCGCTGGTAAGTGCTTCTTGTACCATAAGATATCAGTCACGAGTGTCGATTTACCCGTATTACGTTTTCCTATGAATACACACACCTTGTCGTCAGCCATTTTAGCCGGGTTGAATTTTCTCAAACGTAAATCCATCTATAATATCGCATTGTTTTATTTGATAAAATTTTACTCACATGTAGTAAGAATGGCTGGACGTTTACGCCTAGCTGTCACCGGTGTCCAGGATCAATGGCTCACCGGAGATCCAAAAATTTCATATTTTTCCTCCATATACAAAAGACATACCCGATTTTCTACAGAAGCGGTCGGTATTCCTATCACTGGAAATGTATCACTAGGTGGAAACGCTATAGCCCGTATTCCAAATAACGTCGGCGATTTACTTCGAAGTGTGATGCTTAAACTTACCCTGGGAGAGTTACCATCCGGAA